ATAACGGAGTAAGTCCCGACAATGAAAAAGGAAGACCATCATTAGATGAACCAACTTTTACTGATTTAGAACCAAGATCTGCTGGAGATAGTGGAGACGGGTATATTTGGAAATATTTGTTTACAGTAAATCCAACAGATATCATTAGATTTGATAGCACTAATTTTATTCCTGTCCCTAAAAATTGGGGGGCAGATCCTCAAACATCATTAATAAAAAATAATGCTGCGACTGGCGGACAACTAAAAACTATTATTATAAAAAATAGAGGCGCCAATTTTGGTAATAGAAATAGAATTTATACTGATATTCCAATAAAAGGTGATGGTACAGGAGCAAAAGCAGTTATTTTGACTGATAATGATTCTAAAGTTCAATCAATAATTGTTTCAAACGGTGGTTCTGGATATACTTATGGTACTGTTGATTTTGCAAATAGTGGAATTGCCACGAGAACAAATACTATATTACCTGAGTTTGACGTAATCATACCACCAAAAGGTGGACATGGGTATGATATTAACCGAGAACTTGGTGCTTATTATGTAATGATTTATTCTAAGATAGAAAATGATACTGAAAATCCAGATTTTATTGTGGGAAATGAAATCTCAAGGATAGGTATAGTTCAAAATCCAGAAAAATATGGATCAAATTCTATTTTAGATTCGGATAAAGTAAGTGCTTTGAACGCATTAAAACTTGTAGGCATAAACAATCCTGATGATTTTAAAAATGCAAGGTTTGTTTCGGATTCCATAATAATACAAACTGTTGGTGTTGGATCAACTGCAGTTGGAAAAGTGATTTCTTATGATTCAAATACTGGAGTATTGAAATATTGGCAAGATAGATCCTTATGTGGATTTAATACTGATGGAACTAAAAATCCAAATCCAACTTATGGATTTACTAAAAACAGTTTTACTGCAAGTCCCGCGACCGGAGGATCTTTAACTATTAGAGGTGGTTCAATTGATCTACAAATTGATACTAATTATGGAACTTTAACAAATCCAGGTATTACCACTGTAATAAATAATAAGACATATCAACTTGGACAAGATTTTGTGAAGGGAGTATCAAATCCTGAGGTCAAAAGGAATTCTGGAAATATTATCTATGTAGATAATAGACCATCAATTACTAGATCACAAAATCAAAAAGAAAATATCAAAATTGTTTTGCAATTTTAAAGAATTATGCCACAGGAAACTAATTTAAATGTATCTCCATATTTTGATGATTTTGATCAAAATAAAAACTTTTACAGGGTTCTTTTTAAACCCGGATATCCTGTCCAAGCTAGAGAACTAACTACTTTACAGTCAATATTACAAAATCAAATTGAAAAATTTGGTGATCATATATTTGAAGAGGGTGCAAAAGTTATTCCTGGACAAACTAGTTATAATAAGTATTATAATGCAGTAGAACTTAATAATGAGTTTTTGGGTCTTAATGTATCGCAGTATATTAAGACACTTGTTGGAGTGAAAATTAGAGGGGAAAGATCTGGAATAAGTGCAACTATTGATGGTTGTTTAACCTCAAATGAATCTGAGAGAGGAAATACTACAATATATGTAAGTTACTTAAGTGCAAATACACAAGATAATCAAAGTTTTACTTTTGAGGACGGAGAAAATCTTATTGTTGAGCAAAATGTAGTTACATCAAGTAATGCTTTTGTTTCTGGAGATTCTTTTGCATCTACGATTTCCTCAAACTCAAATTCATTTGGATCATCTTTTACAGTTTCTGAAGGTGTTTATTATCTAAGAGGACATTTTGTTTCTGTACAAGATCAAACAATAGTATTGGACCAATATACCAATACTCCAGATTATAAAATTGGTTTTACCGTAGTTGAAGAAATTATAACCTCTTCTTTTGATGAAACATTAACAGATAATGCCAAAGGATTTAATAATTATGCAGCTCCAGGAGCAGATAGATTAAAGATAACTGCTATCCTTGACAAAAGATCGTTGAATGATGATAACAATCAAAATTTTGTAGAGATCGCTAGAGTTCAAGGAGGAATAATAAGAAATAATCCAAATGACACTTTATATAATATAATAAATGATAAATTTGCGAAGAGAACTTTTGAAGAATCGGGCGATTATTATGTAAAAAGATTCCAAGTTAGTTGTGAAGATTCCTTAAATGATAACTTGGGCAACAATGGTATTTTTTCTAATGGTAGTTTGACCTATCAAGGAAATACTGCTTCAGAAGGTCTTGCGGTCTACAAAGTATCTCCCGGAAAGGCATATGTTAGAGGTTATGAAGTTGAAATAAATTCTCCAACATTTTTAGATATTAATAAACCAAGAACAACTAAAAATTCTGGGGATGAATCCGTTTTATATTATACTGGTCCATCATTGGCACTTAATAGAGTTTCTGGTGCTCCAACAATAGGTATTGGTAATACTTATACTTTAAGTTTAAGAAATAATAGAATTGGCGTTACATCAACTCAATCCGCTGGTGAAGAAATTGGAGTGGCAAGAGTTTTTGATTTTGCATTAGAAGAAGGATCATACAACACTACTTCTTTGAATTCAAATAGATGGGATATTTCATTATATGATATTCAAACTTATACAAAAATAACACTAAATCAACCAGTAACATTTAATGCTTCTACTTATGTAATAGGTAACTCAAGTGGGGCAACTGGTTATCTGAAAGATACTGTAGGAGCAGGAAAAACTCTTACTCTTTATAATGTGAATGGTAAATTTTTGAAAGATGAATCGTTTACTTTTGATGGAATAAGAAAGGGTAATATCGCAATAGCGGTTACATCTTATGGCATATCTGACGTAAAATCAATATACTCAGATGATTTTACATATACATTTAATGCTGATACTATTCAAACAACTTCCTATACTATTGGAATTTGTTCTATTACAGCATCATCTCCTGCAGGAATTTCTACTATTACAATATCTGGAGTAGATTATTTGGATAATTTGAAAGTAAATGATCTTGTTTCTTTCACTAATCCACAATCCTCTGGAATAAAAAACTATGCAAAAGTTGAAGAAGTATCTTCTTTACCATCTGGACTTACTGGCGTTGGTTTAACGACCTACGTAAAGATTGTAGGAGTAACTACTGTTTCTGGAGTTTGTGAGGGCAGATTACCTCAATCAAATATTTCAGTAACAGATTTATCTGTATTAACTACTAACTATTTACCTGGAGCAAATAATACACTATTTGCTCCACTGTCAAAACAAAATGTATCTAATGTAGATTTAACAGATTCTAATTTAATAATTAAAAAACAATATACAATTAATATAAACAATAATTCAACAGAAACTATTCAATGTGGCACAAATGAATCATTTTTACCTTATGATGAGGAAAGATATTCATTATTTACATCAACTGGAATAATAGAACCTTTATCAGAAGACAAAATTAAAATTTCTTCAGATGGAAAAGAACTCCAAATAAAAGGTTTAAGTACTTCTAGCGACACTGGTTCAAATTTAATAGCGACATTAAGAAAAATAAATATCAAATCTAAAGTCAAAAAAAGAGTAAGAGTTAAATCTTTAATTGTTGATAAATCTACCGTTACTACTTCTGGGGTTGGGACTGCAACTAGAAATGATGGACTGACATATGGAAATTATCCCTATGGAACTAGAGTTCAAGATAAAGAAATATCACTTAATGTTCCTGATGTTATTAATGTCTACGGTGTGTTTGAATCTCTTGATATTTCCAATCCTTCAGCGCCTACTGCAGTTCTCTCAACCATTATAAGTTCAAATTCAAGTGCTTTTGACTTAGTTATTGGTGAAAAAATATTAGGAAACAATTCCAATACTATTGCAATTGTTTCTGAAGTTACTTCTTCAAATCAAATATCATTTATATATCAAAATGATTCTACTTTTGAAGTTGGAGAAACTATTAATTTTGAAGAATCTGGGGCAACAGCGACTATAAGTTCTTTAGAAATTACAAGTAAAGATATTAGTAAATCATTTACTTTTGATACTGGACAACGAGATACTTTTTATGATTATGGAAGGATTATAAGAAATGAAGAAATTTTAGAACCTCAGAAAAAAATAAGAATATACTTTGAGTACGCATATTATGATTCTCAGGATGATGGTGACATAACAACTGCTAATTCATATCAATTATTTGACTATAAAACTAATATACCATATCATAATGGGTATAGAATGACCGATATAATTGATATAAGACCAAGAGTTTCCGATTATTCAGTTACTTTGGGTGGAAAATCTCCATTTGAATTTGATGGTAGAAAATTTAATCAACAAGGAAATAGTTCTTCAAATATTTTAGCATCTGATGAGTCAATTCTTTTAAATTACGATTTCTATTTACCAAGAATAGATAGAATATTTCTCAATAAAAACGGCGAATTTGTAGTTAAATCTGGTGTGCCAGATGAAAATCCAAAGGCACCACAAGCAGTAGAAGAATCTTTAGAAATTGCTAATATTCTTCTTCCACCATATCTTTATGACACTAAAAAAGCATCTATAACTACATTTGATTACAAGAGATATCAAATGTCAGATATCTCAAAACTAGAAGATAGAATTAAAAATCTAGAATATTATACTACTTTATCATTATTGGAAACTGAAACTTCTAACTTACAAATTTCAGATTCTTCTGGTCTTAATAGATTTAAATCTGGTTTTTTTGTTGACAATTTTAGTTCACTGAGTAGTCAGGAAGATAGAATTGGAATTAGAAATTCTGTTGATCCATTTTTTAATTTACTAAGACCATCTCATTATACAAATTCAATTGATCTTTTAGTTGCAACTAAGGGTCAACTTGGAATTGGTGCTACAACTAATGAGGATATTCAAAATATATCTAGTTCTGATATTATAGGAAGTAACATCAAAAAGACTGGCGATATTATCACTTTAGACTACACTAATGTTGAATTTATCAAGCAACCATATGCAACAAGGGTGGTAAATGCCCAACCATATATTTTAACTTTTTGGGAAGGAGATATTAAACTTAATCCATCCTCAGATATTTGGCTTGATACTGTTAGACTGGAGGCATCAAAAATTGAAGTAGAAGGTAATTATCTATCAACCTTAAATCAATTAGCAAAATCTTCTGGTGTTAATCCACAAACTGGATTAGGTCCTGTTGTATGGGGTTCCTGGTCTTTACTTGGTTACGGAAAACCAAAATGGGTTGACGCAAGGGGAGGCAATCCTGAATCTAAGGTTGTAAAAAATAAATTTTTCGCATCTAGAAATAATGCTCCACTTAAACCCGGAAAAGATCCTAATTGGGTTTCTGGGTCAGGAGAAGCATTTAGTAAAGGTGTTATTCCAACAACAGGTCTTTATGTTCAAGTTGTTGATGCATTATATGGAAGAAGTGGAACTCAACTGCAAGTAACTCAAACTTTTGATACAGAATCTTTAGGTGATTCTGTTGTCTCTGTAGATATACAACCATATATAAGATCAAGAAACATTGAATTCAAAGCAGATAGATTAAAA